GCATTCTAACCTATTAGTTTGTGTATGAAACCATAGGGCCCTAGCATGAAAGGATGTAACCATTTTCGTATGATTACCTGACGGTCCATGAATATGGTCATGGACACCACTTAAAATTTAATATTATTATTGTTGATTAAAGCGCTGTTGCAGCCAATTCCGCAGCCGATATTGCTTTATTCTTGATTCCGGTCCAACCCCCTAAGGAATTCCAAAGGAAACTGCCGACTTTTCGAGCACCTGTAGCAAGCAAATTAGTCAGGTTTGAATCCTTTTCACTTGTCGTTACTTCACGAGTGGAAGCGCCAGCACCAACCTTTTGGATAAGGTTGGAAGTTTTCGCGAAAACACCGTTAGAGGCCACCGATGGCGTAACAGATAAAGAAGTATTAGCATGGGCACCATTATACATATCTCCAACGTGCGTAAGAACTGTACCAGTGAACAATTGTTTCACGGTGATCAACCATGAACCATTTGCTCCGGCGCTCAAATTACCACCAACTATACGAACAATCGGTAGCACGTCAAACTTGGCAGGAGGAAACGCAGAAAAAGCGGGAGCGTAGTTCGTTGCCAAAGTCTGTGGAGAGGACAATGGGGTCAAAGCCGTCATAATTGGCGCATATCCCGGTTGTAAAATCGAAATATCGCTCAAATTGAATGGCGACGAGGTGTAAGGCGCAATCATCTTAATCGGGTCATACTCAGCTGGAGTCCACTCAACTTCCGTATCATTATACGGAGCCCCATTATCAAGTCCGACAGGAGGCACAATCTTACCAGATTTCCCCGAAACAAATGAAGACAAAAATTCCGAGGGGGGGAGATTGAAATGAAGAGCATCAGTAGCAGCGATTGACTTAGAGCCTGGGTAGGACATCATGGTCTGGAGATCACGAGGACGCGCGATGCCAGTATACAATTGAGAGCTTCCAGCAGCAAAACAAGCACCAGAGAGTTCACCCTGGATGCCCGTAATGTTACCGACATACTTAATTTCGACTTCAGTAGCTTCACAATTGATTGATGAACACAACGCAGCAAACTTCCCAGCTTCGGTAGAATTACCATATCCAGCATTACCATTTGTCACAACGTACGCACCACCAACGAAGATGGAGCCCGCTGTAGGAACAACTGGATTAAAAAGAGTAGGATAAATATCTACCTCAAGCGCGCCGCCTGCATCTGGAACCACATTGAAAGAAGAAACAATAGTGGTAACCATATCAGGAGCATCGTGGTCACGTTTAGGATTTCTGACTGCCCCCGTGGGCGCATCAGGAATCCTATGATGGACAGCAATGGAATGGGCGAGATGAGAAGGGACATCTTCAGGAGGAACCCCCATGAAAATGCCAGAGGCATGTTCATCACCATGAGGATCAACAGAACTAGATGCAGCAGTGCTAACAGAGCTTTGTTTTGATTGTACAGATTGGACAGTCTTAGCAAGTTTATCAATAGTTCCCTTGAGCTCAGAGATTCGATGATCATCTTTAATAGTAGTATTATTATTTTGTTTACCGTTGGTTGACATTATATTAAAACTATACTTATTATTATATTGACGGGGCCACCAAGGCTGGACCCCGAGTATAGAGTTTGTTGGTAAAGAAGAATCAAACACTTGGGCGTAAATTCGGAATTGGGATCCCTGGAGTAGGAGGTAGATCACCAGAATTGCTGAAAGTAAGCGGAAAGATGGGGTTCTCAAATCCCTCAAAATTCGCAGAAAACCCGGGAGGAAGGAAGTTAGCTCCTGTCGGAGGACCGAAATCAGGCATAATAGGGGCAACATTAGAGACAAAGTCCAGTCCAGATGACTCTGCGGCTCTTTGTTTTCTACGTTCCTTTCTTGAAGGTTGATTTGGTTTTCGTTCTTTTCCAGGTTTGACATCCTTGGGTTGCTCCTTAGATGCGGGTTTTTCTTTAGGTTTGTTCGTCTTCGGAGCCCTATGGCCTTTAGGCTTTTCCCCAGATTTCCCATCTGGGGCCCCTGGAAACAACTGTTCATCATTGACGAGAGTTGTCACTGGAGCAGCAGAAGGGGGCCTCGGTGTGCAAAAGCTTCTAAGGTTTAGGAGTTCCTCCACTGTTGTCGCCTTATTTATTTCAATTATAAGGCCCTTAAAATCCAATTCCGGTATTGAGACAGTAAGAGTATCAAACATCCAATCTTCACGCACACAAAGATATTGCTCCCCGGCTTCGGGGCGGGCGTTCCAAAAGTCCAAATAAGAAGTAAGCTCAGTATCAATGGGGCACAAAGAAAGGACCTTAGCAGACCAATCTCCTAAAACAGGAGCCCCAGGATCCGTCTGGTAGTACGCACGTGCTTTCTCGATTGCCTTCATCCGCGGAGTCACATTAGGCGGCAAGTGAGGAGTCACATGCAGCTTAAGTAATTGTCGCAGGAGTACAGTACAAGAATTGACGTCTCCATTCCAAACGTTAGGGGAATACACCCGGGATAAAAATGTAACACCAGGACTCCCGCGAGCGAGAGAACTAGCTTTTACTTTTAATCCCAACAAAGCAGCCACTTTTTCGGCAGTTTGTACTTTAATGTCAGCAGTATTACCATCATCACCACCATAAACACCAAGAGAATTCCAACAGTATTTTGCACGATACTTCGGATCACCGCGATACTCAATCCACTTACAAATGAACGCCCAAAGAGCATTTATTAAGGAATTAAAGGCTGCAGTACCTAATGTACCTGAAAACCGAGCTGTGTCGGAATGGTATTTTGTGCCCAACGGACAAACAACGTCCAGATCATAATCTGCCTTATGGAGCTCCCGAATTTTCGCGTGATAAATAGGATGAAACAAAGCTAACAAAATACTAAGCTCGAATTCCCGTAAAATCCATCCAATGGTACCGTCATAAAATGAAAAGTCGCTACCCATTATGCTCTGAGCAAACTTACAAATATCCGCAACACGGCGTGCAACATCAGCATTTGATTTACCGAAGGCATACCATGGGCAGGATTTCATATGTTGCATAAGAACATAAATGAATTGCGCATATTGCAATTTATCAGTAGCATTTGGCTCTGATATGGGTCTTGGAGGTTTAATACTCGAGTAAGTTTCCTTCTTTTGAAAGTTTCTTATTATGCGTATAGGGTCACAAGGGTCAGCATGGTCCAATTTAGCTCTTTGCGTCGGTTTTGGTTGGCGAGTATATACTTCCTCAATTGAGCAGGGATGCGCTTTCTGATAGTGGTTCTCATCGATAAACATGGCAATAAACGCGGCGGCTGCCTCTTGGACAACTTTCGGGATTCGATCTCCTTCTTGCTTGGCTCCGATTGTTACGGCGTCAAACACGCGAGCTTTAACTTCATATTCTTCGTTTGATTTACATATCTTAGGGGCATAAGCACCTTCAATAATAGGGGACATAAACGCAACAACGGATTCCTTCGCTTCAGAATCATCAATAGTTGGGTTGACAATGTAATGCCGGATGGATTTATCCAAAGGTATGGGAGCAGGAACAGGCTTTTTATCGCCACTTCGAATATACTCCAATATCACGTTAGCTTCCACTTCGTTTTCGTGAACTCTAATTACATCATGCACGGTGAGGTCATATTTAGCAGCTCTAGACTTTGACTCAAGAGACTCAAGATCACGCAACGGCAAAGTGGCGCACAATAGACTCCCAATAGGGGCTATTGAGCGAACTTGGGTATCGCCATGAATTGAATCAATAAATGAAAATCCGTCGATACTAGGACACAATCGTCTTAAACGGTGCACTGGTTCAGCGGTGAAAGCACACGACCCAATGAAATTCCACCGAGCACATGGTAACAATAATATCAGAGAAAAATCTCCGTTAAGTTTACGACGAACAACTTCATATTCAGTTCGACG